GAAACCAATATCCGCCTACGGCGCCGACATACTCATGGATGATTGTCCGGAACATGCCGATATCACATACGAGTTGCGCTACGATAAGGGGATAAGCATGACCATCGTGGAGATTACAAACTGAGGCCGGTCGGCTTGTCACTGAAACGCAGACACAGTATAGTAGACCAGTGGAGGTGAGATATGGATGAATCCAACATGACTGCCAAGCTCTCGCTTCGGTTGCCCGAGTCGCTCCATGCCCAGGTGCAGGAGGAAGCGCGCAAGAGTCATCAGAAGGACGGCGAGTACGTCAGATGGGTCTTGACTCAGCAGATGCGAAGGGTGGAGAAGCGGAAGGGATAGGACGCAAGGCCGGGACCGCAACCGGCCGCTACGAACATGGCGCTACTGACTGAGATCCAGCGCGAGGTGCTCAACTGCTACAACGACTGCCTGTGGGCAATCGTGGCGCAGGCGGTGGAGGACGCGACAGGCAGAGACAGCGGCGAGTTCCAGCGCGAGTGCCCGTGGTCGCCATGTGAGGCAGCACAGTTCCTACAGCGCACCTTCGGCCCGCACCACCGTATCACCCGGGGCGTGCTCCAGGCGATACGAGAGGGAAGAGAGATACGGGTCAGCGTGCATGACGGGAGAGGACAGAGCGCGCGGTAGGGGTGTATAGCGTGTTGAAACGCTAGGGCATGACCTAGTATACTGTGGGTGGAGGTGGACATGGCGCGATATGACCCACTGAGGAAACTGGAGCGCAACCTTGCCATTGTGCGCTACAGGGAGGAGCACCCGGAACTTGCGCTGCGAGAGGTAGGGGAGATATTCGGTGGCTTGAGCCCACAGCACGTGTGGAAGATCTGCCACGCGATGAAGAAGCGAGGCGGGCAATGAAGGAGATGAGGCCGATACAGGTCAGCTGTGATGGCGTGCATGTCTGGCTGGTGCAACCGGACCCGTCGGGGAACGACGACGCGGCCGTCGTCCTAAGTCCCGAGCAAGTCCCGCTGGTCATCAGGTGGATGCGGGAAGCGGCGGCGACCGCAACACACGAGGGGGCATAGGGATGGCGCGGCCCCAGAAGGAGACGGTGGACTACTTCCCGCACTACTGCAATCACAAGAGGACCATGTTCGTTCTCGAGGAGCGGTACGGGAACGACGGGTATGCGTTCTGGTTCAAGCTCCTAGAGATGCTTGGCAACACCAAAGGGCACTATCTCGACCTAAACGACGCATCTGAGATGGAGTTTCTACTGGCAAAAACCCACCTGAGCGAGGTTTCTGCCGTGGAAACCCTGGGCCTGCTGGCAAAACTAGGAGCCATTGACCCGGAGGCGTGGAGTCACAAAGCTATCTGGTGTCAGAACTTTGTCGACGGAGTGGCGCCGGTTTACCAGTCTAGGCACCAGCCCGTGCCGACAAAACCGAGTTGTTTAGCACAGGAACCACACCCGACGACAGTTATGCCCAGTAGAAACCAACCCGAGCCTGACGTTTCTATGGTCAATAACACACAGACTATAGGAGACTATAGTAGAGTAGAGAAGAGTATATATAGTCCGATTCCTGCGGAATCAGACCACAAACCTGCTCAGGCTATCTTCGAGCACTGGAACGAGCAGAACATCGTGCAACACCGGAAGCTCGACGACAAGACACGGAGGGCTATCGGTGGCGCACTCTCCGCCTGCTCAGAGGCCGAGGTCGTCCAGGCCATCGACAACTACGCTCGCGTGCTCGCCTCACCGGAGCACTTCTTCAAGTACAAGTGGACGCTGAGGGACTTCCTCGGGCGCGGGCTCGACAAGTTCATGCTCAAGGACGTCTGTTGGGAGAATTACCGCAAGGATCACGGAGGTGGCAATGGAGCCAATCAGCAAGGTGCTCGGGCGTATGGGCAACCCGGAAACCAGCCAAGTGGCGCCTTCGACGGTATCCAAGGGGGGAGTTGACATGGACTTTGAGGTTCGCCCCCGCAAGCAGCCCGCTGAAGCGGTCGTAACGACCGAGAAGGTGCCATGCGCGACGTGTGGCGCCGAGTGTGAGCAGCGGGTCCGCACGTACCCCGGCGGCATAGTGTCCAGGTGGCCGGAAACCCCCATCTGCGATGCTTGTGGCGACGCGGCGTCCCGGAAGGCCAAGGACGAAAGACTCGCAAAGGAACTTCAAAACGCGAGCAAGTGTCAGGATTCCGTGTGGCTAGCCCAGTCCGGCATTGAGAAGATGGGCTCGTTCTGTCTGAAGAAGCTGGACGAGTTTGAGCGCGATCGTCAACCCCGCGCCTACGACACGATAGTGGCATGGGATGGCGAGTCGCTTATCCTCGCGTCGCCGGGGTGTTATGGCGTGGGCAAGTCACACCTCGTCTGCGCTCTCGCGGTGAAGTTGCTCCTAGGAGCGACCGCCAAGATAGTGGGCGGCTGCGTCCGCAAGTTCCCGTGCCCGGTGTTCGTGACGAACGAGGCGCGCCTTATCGGCCGGGTGCGCCAGACGTTCAACCGGCACAACGACGACGAAGAGGATGCCGAGACCGAAGAGGGCATCTATCGGTCACTGTTGCAACCCGACCTGCTCATCATCGACGATGTCGGCAAGGTGAGGCCGCGCGACCTGTCGTTCCTCCAGGGCGTCTACTACCGCATCATCGATGACCGGTACATCGAAGAGAAGTCCGTCATCCTGACCACGAACCTCTCGCTTGAAGAACTCGAGCAGCACATCGGCGGCGCGTGCTCCGACCGGCTGCGCGAGATGTGTGGCAAGGATAGAATCATCGTCATGGCGGGGCAGAGCTACCGGAGGCAGAAATGACCACTCCCGCAACGATGAACGTCGAGATGGTCGCGATCAGTGACTTGAAGCCGCACCCCGGCAACCCTCGCTTGCATCCCGACTCGGCAATCAACAAGCTCGTGAAGAGCATCAAGGAGTTCACGTTTACGAACCCTGTCCTGCTCTCGGCTGACGGCATCGTGCTCGCCGGCCATGCGCGCTTGAAGGCCGCGGAGAAGGCGGGGCTCACGGAGGTGCCGGTCATCCGGTTGCCACTCTCAGGGGCAAAGGCCGATGCCTACATGATTGCGGACAACCGGCTGCAGGACGAGACGGAATGGGACCTCGTAGCGTTGAAGGACATTCTTTCGATACTTGACACAGGTGAGCTGGACCTTGAGCTGACGGGCTTCGACCTCGAAGAGATAGAAGACATGATGACCGCCGAGCACAAGGGCGGCCTCACGAAGGACGACGCCGTACCCGACGAGGCTCCGGCCGTCTGCCAACCCGGCGACCTCTGGCTCCTAGGCGACCATCGCCTGCTGTGCGGCGACTCGACGAAGGCCGAGGACGTGGCGCGGCTGATGGACGGGCAGAAGGCCGTCTGTATGTGGACAGACCCGCCGTATGGCGTGTCCTACACCGGCGGGACGAAGCGGCGCCTGACCATCGCCAACGACGCGGCGGGCGACACGGCCACCATGCTCTCGAAGGCGTGGGGCCTCGCGACTGACGCACTGGAACCCGGAGCGCCATTCTACTGTGCTCGCCCGCCGGGCGAGCACGCGGTCATCTTCAACGACTCGGTGGTTGCCGCTGGTTGGAAGTTCCACGAGGAACTCCAGTGGGTCAAGGACAGCATGGTACTCGGCCACTCCGACTATCACGTGCGGCACGAGACAATCATCTACGGGTGGACACGCGGCAGGGGCCGCAGCGGGCGTGGCGACCACGAGGGCACGCGCTGGTACGGCGACAACGCGCAAACAACCGTCTTTGAGGTGGCGCGGCCAAAGCGCAGCGAGGCGCATCCGACAATGAAGCCGGTTGAGCTTGTGCAGGCGCAATTGGAGAACAGCACACCTGCGGGCGGCATCGTCCTCGACCCCTTCCTCGGCTCCGGCTCTACCCTCATCGCCTGCGAGAAGCTAGGCCGCAAGTGCTACGGCATGGAGATAGACCCGCACTACTGCGACGTGATTGTGAAGCGGTGGGAAGAGTACACAGGGAAGGCAGCGGAGAAGATGGAATGAAAGCCCACGCCACAGCTACGCAGGCGCGCCGGGAGCGCCAAGAACAAGTGCCCGAAGTGCGGATACGAGTGGTGAAGGGACGATGAAGGAGCGAAGCGATGGATAGGACACCTGAGTACATGAAGATGTCGGACTGCCCGCAGATACAGGGCACGCACAACCAGACGAGCAGTGGCGCGCTGTTTCTGTCTGATGGCGACGACTATGCCGTGAGAGAGGACGGTGCGCTCGTCTACGTATCAGGCTTGGCATCCGGCTTCGTCTACAACTACCCCGTAGGCGGTTACGTGTCACGGAATCCGCCGTTTGGGTGCGCCGTCGACCCCGCGAGGGAACTCAGGATACGGAAGGGCGACGCCGTGTGGCTTCCGCACCAGGACGAGCTACAGGAGATGTACGGTGCCTGTAATCATGTCGTGTTCCTGTGCGCCCTGCACAACTTCGCATTCGGCATGGTGCATGGTGTCAGCATGGGGCCGGAAGCGTTTGCTTATCCTGCTCAGTTCAGGAGCATGGAACAATTGACCATGGCGCTCGTGATGCAGGAGAGACACGGCAAGCACTGGACCGGGGAGGCGTGGGTGTAGATGGACACCGCCGCAACGTCCAGCATGCGGTGTCAGCGGAACGACGCACTGTTCTATGTCTACTACCAGCTTGGGCCGGACAGGAGCCTTGAGAAGTTGCGCGACCAACTGACAGTGCTTGGGCTGCGGCGTTCGTTGAACACCCTCAAGAACTACTCGTCGCGGTTTCACTGGCAATCACGCGTGCTGGAACTTGACGCGCGGCTCAGGTCCGAACGCGAGCAGAAGGCCCTCGAGCAGCGCGACGAGCAGGATGAACGGCAGGCTCGCCTCGGACGCAACATGCAGGTGCTGGCATCGGCCGGCATGGTGTCGATGAAGAAGCTCATGGACTCGGGCGCGCCGATGGCGCCGGCCGACATATCGTCGCTTGCCAAGACTGGCGTGCAGATTGAGCGCCTTGCAACGGGCAAAGAGACAGACCGCGTCCGCATCATCCGGGAAGTCAACAACGCCTGGACGCTTCAGGTCGGCGCCATCTTCCTCTCGGTCAATGCCATAGCTGACGAGGAAGGCCGCAAGGCTGAATTCGTTACCCTCATGGACAAGTTCATCGAGGCACAGAATCAGATGGTGAAGGGGGATGAATGATGGCCATGACAAAGTACTTTCGCTACGTGCTCCGCCACAAGTGGTTCGTGTTCATCGAGTGCTGCAAGCTCGGCGTCCCGTGGCTGGGCATCATTCACGACTGGTCGAAGTTCCTGCCGTCCGAGTTCATCCCGTACGCGCGGCACTTCTACGGAAAGGGCCGGGGCGTTGACTCCGGGCACGGCTCGACGGGCTACTACAAGCCGGTCAACACTGGCGACCCGGCGTTCGACTGGGCATGGTTCCTGCACCAGAAGCGCAACAAGCACCACTGGCAGTGGTGGTGCAAGACTCCGGTGGCGGTGCCAAGCGTCAACGACATCCCGTCGACTGCCATAGGGGCGGGAGCCTTCGACATGCCGATTCGCTACCGCAAGGAAATGCTGGCCGACTGGCGCGGCGCAGGCAGGGCACTCGGAACACCGGACACGGCGGCGTGGTACAGAGCGCACGAGAAGGACATGGTGCTCGGGATGCGCACTCGGATTTGGATGTTTCAGAAGCTGGTCCTGGGGGACAAATGAACGGTCGCGTAGCGCGCAAGCTCCGTCAGTACAGCCGGAAGGACTTCATGACCTACGTTCAAGCGGTAGAGCAATGGCCGTTCAAGGCTCGGCTGCACTTCGCCTGGTACATCCTGTGCAGGAGGGGGAAGCGATGAAGATAACGGGGGCCAAACTGGACATGAAGACCATGACCATGACCGTGCGCATCAGCGGCTACCGGCAGTGGCGGCTGAGGTGCCTCGTCGCCGTCTGGCTCTGCAAGCTAGCGGCGCGCGTGCTTGGCACGGGGTTTGAAGTGGAGGAGTAGTATGGACAGCATATGGCTGCTGACTGCGGATGATTACGAGGACACAATCCCGATTGCGGCGTTCTCTGCAATGGGCGCTGCCCAGGAGGCATTGAAGGCAGCAACGGAGGCGGACGCTGGCAGGACATACGAGTGCGAAGAAATTCCGCTCGACCAACCGCTCCACCCCGTGTTTCGTGTGCGCATAGACCAGGCATTGCAGCGCGTGACTGAACAGGTTGACTGGTACAAGAAAGAGCCGTCGCCGCCGAAGTTCGACGTAGTCTACTGGTCACCGTTCGTGACCCCTTTCATGGCTGAAGGAAGGCGAGCAGAGACCGAGTTGGTCATCGAGCTCTGTGCAGCCAGCAAGGCGGAGGCGGGCAAGTGCGCAGTAGCGTGGTGGCTCAGTGTCGGTTCTGTCAAGTGGGGCAACAATGCCGAGCTCTTGTCTGCGTGGAACGCAAGGCCAGCCACGCCAAAGGAGTAACATGGACGATAGAGTCATTCGCAAGGTCGAACAGGACAAGGCAACCAAGCGTCTCGTGGAGGCAGAAATCGAGTACCGGGCCGGCGTCATCGACACCAACTACCGGGTATCCAGAGGGATGCTGATTGCAGGGTGCAAATGGAGGGAGAATTGAGCAAGAAAACGAATCACCCGAGATGCCGTCACGTGTGGGTGAAGGGCCGCGAGCACCTCGGTGAAACCCTCTACTGCGCCAAGTGTGGCGCGTCGTATGCTCAGACGAGACCATTGATACGGGCGAAGGTTGCCAAGCGTGATTGACCTGCGCAGCGACCTTTGGCCGATGCGCCCGGAGATAGGGAAGTATGAAACGGACAGCACTCCAGAGACGAACGCCGCTGAGGGCAAAGCAGGGACTCAGCCGGACATCGACGTTGAAGCGCACGGCGCGAATCAAGGCTGTCGGCAAGACGACGAGGCTGAGGCAATCGCGTATGCGTAACATCACACCGGAGCTGTGCAAACGGGCCGGTGGCGTGTGGGTAGACGGATGGTGCTCCGGTGCCGTCTGCGAGATATGCGGCAGTAATCAGGGCCTGCAGCGGGCGCACATTCGGAGCCGGAAGAAGGGTGGTATCGAGACCATGGACAACATACTCGTGGCGTGTGACGGTTGCCATGACCATGTGAAGTACGCCGCGGACCCGTCCGGGTTGGCCTGCGGCACTGACCGGGCGCTCGAAATCGTCAGGCGGAAGAATGCCGAGTTATGCGGCAATGACCCGGCGGATGATTGCCGCATGAAGCGCCCGGGGGAGGGTATCGGTGTACGTGGGTGACCGACGCGGGTTGCCGCCCGACCGCTGCGAGTTCCTGGCGCGCGGCCACGAGCTTGGCTACGTCAACACCGGCCTGTTCGCAAGGATGCCATGCCGCATGTGCGGAACGCTGCGCTGGGTAGAGTTGGCGAAGGGCATCCCACGAACCCACTACTGTCGCCATTGCGTCTCTCCCGAGAGGCGGCAGAGGCTCGGTCTTGTGGCGAAGGGCCGCACACTCACTCCGGAGTGGAGAGCCCGCATCAAGGAATCGTGCAAGGCGGCAGCGTCCCGGCGAGTGGTTGCCGCATCAAGGGCTGAAACAGGGCAGGCGCACACGTGACAAGGCGACGCTGGTTGCCGGTTGCGTGGTGGTTGTGGGCGACCGGCGGATGGCTGACGCTGCCGCTAGAAATTGTCGCCGCACTCGCCGTCGCGATGCTCGACTCCATGTGCATCTACCGCATCGCCAACCCGTGCAGGCGTATCGTCGCCGGGTACATCAACTGGTATCTGGCACAGGAGCCCAAGGGATGACAGAAGTATGGATGCTGACGCGCGAGGAGTTCGCCGCCGAGGTCCGGGCTGGCCTGCGCGACTTCCGGCTGCTGGGCATGACTGAACGCTACGCCTCGCGACTCGCCATGTGCCTGACTCAGGCCGAGGCCGACGGTAACAACCTCGACCTTGCGCGCGACGTGTTCGACGGAGCCGTGTTGCAGCACCACTGTGCCGAGGTACTTGTGGCGTACTCGGATGGGCTCCCGGTGCCGAACCGGGTGCTGAGGCAGTACGCCGACCACTTTCGGGATGACGTGAGACAACAGATACTGGAGGCGTCATAGATGGCCCTTGCCGCCCCCATCTACATGCGTGACCTGCTCGGGTGCAAGGGAGAGGATGTGCGTGCGTTCTTGGGCGGTCCGGCGGCATTCGCTGAGAAGCTGTCGCGTGGCCGATGGGTGAGAGCGCGTCACCTGGAGGTCGTGTCCGAGGTCATGCAGCGGACATTGAAGGGCAACGTGCGAGCCATCATCAATATGCCGCCCCGGCATGGCAAGTCGGAGCTGGTGTCGAAGTACACACCCGCCTGGTTCCTGTCGAATCGTCCTGATGGCCGGGTGATACTCGCCAGTTACGAGGCGCAGTTCGCCGCATCGTGGGGCCGCAAGGTGCGGAACCTCGTGCAGGAACACGCCGACAAGGTCGGGTTCAGCATCGCCCAGGACTCGTCGTCTGCCTCCATGTGGTCGGTATCGGGCACGGATGGCGGCATGATGACGGCAGGCGTTGGAGGCCCCGTCACCGGCAAGGGCGCGGACCTGCTTATCATCGATGACCCGGTCAAGAACGCGGAGCAAGCGTCGAGCCCGGTGTACCGGCAGAAAGCCATCGACTGGTACGACTGGACCGCGTACCCGAGGCTGGAGCCGAACGGCTCCGTGGTGATTGTCATGACCCGCTGGCACGAGGACGACCTTGCGGGGAAGCTCTTGAAGGCGAGCCCCGAGGGATGGGAGTCAATCACGCTACCGGCTATCGCAGAGGCCGATGACCCTCTCGGCAGGCTGGAGGGCGAGGCGCTGTGGCCAGAACGCTACCCCGTGCCGGTGCTGGAGTCCATCCGCACAACGATAGGCTCCGAGGCGTTTGTCTCCCTCTACCAGTGCAGGCCACAGGCCCCCTCGGGGAACATCGTCAAGCGCGAGTGGTGGAAGTACTACACCGAGAAGCCGGTGTTCTCCCGTATCATCCACTCGTGGGACACCGCATTCAAGGCCGGCCAGGGCTCGGACTACTCCGTCTGTACCGTATGGGGCGAAGCGGCGACCGGCTTCTACCTGTTGAATGTCTGGCGCCAAAGGGTAGAGTTCCCGGAGTTGAAACGCGCCTCGGTTGCCCTCTATGACCACGACAAGCCCTCTGCCGTCCTGACAGAGGACGCGGCCTCCGGCCAGTCGCTGATACAGGAGCTGAGGCGTGATACCAAGTTGCCTGTACTCGCCGTCAAAGTCGACAAGGAAAAGACAGCGCGACTTACCGCCATAACGCCTCTCATCGAGGCGGGTAAGGTGCTGCTGCCCGAGCGGGCAACGTGGCTTGCTGACTATGTCGACGAGCTGTCGGCGTTCCCGAACGGCGAGCACGACGACCAAGTAGACTCTACCTCACAAGCTTTGGCTTGGCTGACTGCACGCCGCCATCAATTTATGATAGGATAGACGTATGAACCCCTTGGACTCGCTAAGAGTCAAGGCGGCCTTGTCCATTCTGCCCAACTCCGCGCGCTCGTCTCTCCGCTTCATCTCTGATCGCACTCCGAACGTCCCCATCTACTCCGACATGACGGTAGCTAGAGCCACGCGGCAGGGCTACAAAATCTCGGTCTACGTCTACAGGGCGATTCGCACTATCGTGCAGGCAGGTTCTGCTATCCCGTGGGTGGCCCTCGACAAGAACGGCGTCGTCAACGACAAGCACCCGTTCATGGACCTCGTGCGCCATCCCAATCCCGAGTTCGCATGGCAGGACATCATGGAGTTCCTGATTGCGCACCTGGAGCTGTGCGGAAATGCACTCTGGCAGCCACTCATGGTAGGCGGCATCCCCCGCGAGATATGGCCGGCCTACCCGGACCTCATAAGCCCTATACCCTCAGACATCCCCGGCCAGTGGCTCAAAGGCTGGCAGGTGACATCGACTCAGGGACAGTGGGTAGCGCCGCCTGAGCAGTTCGTGCACTTCATGCAGATGGATCCCGGCAATCCCTATTGGGGCACATCGCCCTTGATGGCGGCTGCTAAGACGATTGATACGGACAACGAAGCCCAAGATACCCAAAAGGTCAGCATGCAGAACCGTGGCACGCCTTCTGGCGTGTTCGCTCACGATACCGACATGACTGCCGAGCAGTTCGAGGAAGCGCGCAGACGTGTTCGTGAGCTGTACCTTGCCAAGAACACGAGACGTGAGCCGTGGGTATTGGGCGGCGGTGTCAAGTGGCAACAGATGGCGTTGACGCCTGTTGAAATGGACTACGTCGCGTCCCGGCTTCGCAATCTCAGGGACATCGCAGGTGCCTTCGGTATCTCCCCGGCATTCCTGGGCGACATGGAGCAGGCGACGTACAGCAACATGGCGCAGTACCGGCTCTCGCTCTATGAGGACGTTGTACTTCCTATGCTGGATGACATCAAAGCCGCATTGAATCTCAGGCTCGCTCCGCTCTACGGGGGCGGCATGTCAATTGCCTACGACACGTCGAACGTAGCGGCGTTGAAAGCCGACTACGGCGAGAAGGTCAAGACTGCACAAACGCTGTGGTCAATGGGCGTTCCCGTCGAGCAGATAAACACCAAGCTGAACCTCGGGCTCACCGAGTACCCCGGTTGGGATGCCGGCTACATCCCGTTCACGTTGCAGGAGACGAAGATGCTCGGTCCCGGCATGGAGGTAAAGGCTGTCACGGAGCAGTTCAAGGCCGCTGCGTGGAACCGGCTGGACAGGCGTCGCGTCGCGTGGTGGCCGGTGATTGCGAAGAAGGTCATGCCGCTCTACGAAGCGGAACGCGATGCAGTAGTCAAATCCACCGGCGAGAACGCGGCGATGGCGGCAATCGAAGCTCTCGCTCCGCAATGGCAGAAGGTCATGCTCGGGGTGCTCTCCGCTATCGTGGAGGACTTCGGCCGTGAGCAGGCCGAAAGCTTGGGCTCAGTGCGGAGCACCACCGGATTCGAGCGCAAGTGGTCATTCAATCCCATGGAGGCCGCGCTCCTAGCATGGCTCCAGGCGACCGCCGCCGAGGACGTCAAGACCATCATCGCGACGAACCTTGACGACGTGCGGAGGGTCATACGCGAAGGCGTGACGTCGAACCTGTCCAACGACGACATCGCGCGTAGCCTGAGGCAGTTCTATGAGGACCGGAGCCCGTACAAGGCCATGCGGATAGCCCGTACGGAGACAACGAAGGGTGCGACCCATGCTACACTGGAAGCAGCGAAGCAGTCGGGTCTATGTGACATGAAAATGTGGTTGACAGCTCGGGATGACAGGGTGCGGGATGAACACGCGGCGATGGAAGGCGAGATGGTTGCCCTTGATGCGCGATTCTCGAATGGCCTTGAAGGACCGGGAGAGCCAAACTGCCGCTGCGTCATCATTACGCCTGTGAGGTGAATATGGAACGCAAGATGACCTGTCTGGAAGTCAAACTCTCGGATGAAGCCGAGGGCATCTTCGAGGGCTATGCCTCGACCTTCGCGAAGTTCCCCGACACCTACGGAGACATCGTGGACAAGGGAGCATTCGCCAAGACCATCAAGGAGAACAAGAACAACCGCATCAAAATCACCTGGGCGCACTTCAGCGACGAGGTCATCGGCATCCCCATTGAATTGCGCGAGGACGACACCGGGCTCTACATCAAGGCGAAGCTCTCCCTCGGCGTCCAGCGGGCGCGCGAAGCCCTCGCCTTGATGAAGGACGGCGCCATTACGTCGATGTCGATAGGCTTCCGCACTATCACCGAGGTCATCGTCGACGATGTGCGGCACCTCAAAGAAGTCAAGCTGTATGAGATTGCCCTGGTCGCGTTCCCGGCCAACGAAGGCGCCGTCATCCTGGATGTGAGGGCCGCAGAGAGGGCAATCGCAAACAACGATATTGAATCGGTGGCACAGGCTGTCGAATCACTCCATGCACTCTTGAAGAAGCGCAACGGCGCGGAGCCGGTTGACGCCACTCCAGAGCCGGAGGCAGATGCAGGGGCCGCAGAACTGAGTGCAGTGCTCGCCACCATCGATGCAGAGATGAGCGGGTTCGACGCAGTCGAGGCTGAAAGGCTGCTGGAGTCCGCCATCGCACGAGCAGGAGGTTAGGAAATGCCCGACATCAAAGACCTGGCGACGAAAATCTCCGAGACCTGGGAGGAGATGAAGAAGAAGAACGACCTGATGCTGGAGGCCGCCCAGAAGGGGGAGGCCATCCACGCTGAGGACAAGGCGGCAATGGACCGCATGAACGCGGACATGACTGCGTT